AAGAAAAAGAAGGCGAAGAGGAAGAAGAAGAGAAAGAAGAATCTTCTAAAAAACATCGTAAGATGGAAGAAGCTTGGAAAGAAGAAGAAGAATCTGGTAGCAAAAAGAAACCTACAAAGAAAAAAATGGAAGAAGAAACTACAGCTGCCGCATCAATTTCTGCTAAGGGCGACGCCAAAGCTCCAATTAAGCATGCATCAGATACAGATCTAAATAAGTTTTCTGCTACTATGGCGCAATTTGCTCCAAATAAAGATCATGGTGTTCCAGATAATTCGGCCAAGAATTCTGCAACAATTGACAGCAAGCTTGGATCAGGTCCAAAAACAAAAGATCCAATGCCAAGACTTAATGTTAAAGAAGATCTTGAGCCAATGTTTGAAGGCGAAGATCTTTCAGAAGATTTCAAAGAAAAAGCTGCTACTCTTTTCGAAGCAGCCATTTCAGCTCGTATGTCAGTAGAAACTGCTCGTCTAGAAGAAGCATACGAAGCCAAGATTCAAGAAGATTTATCAGTATTTCAAGAAGAACTTACAACTAAGATCGACGCATATCTCGATTATGTTGTTGAACAATGGATGACTGATAACCAAGTAGCTATCGAATCAGCTCTACGTAACGAAATTATGGAAGAGTTTATTGATGGTCTAAAAGGTCTGTTTGCAGAACATTATATTGATGTTCCAGAACAGAAAGTTGATGTTCTTGAAGCACTTGCTGAAAAGGTAAATGCTTTGGAAGAAAAGCTTGATGAATCAATTACTGAAAATGTAGAGTTAAGAGGAGTTATTGCTGCATCTCAAGCAAAAACTATTTTCGAAGAACTTTCTTCTGATCTTGCGCTAACACAGCAGGAGAAGTTTGCTGCTCTAGTTGAAGGTGTTGAATTTGATGGCAATTTTGAAACTTACGAAAAGAAGTTGAGAATTATTAAGGAAAGTTATTTTAAAAACGATAACACTTCATACTCAACAAATTTCGAAGAAGAAACATTCGAAGGTGATGTCGGTTCTCAGATAGCTATTGACCCACAGGTTGGTCGTTATCTAAACGCCATTACTAGAACAGTTAAGAAATAATTTTTAATAAATAATATTAATTCCCAAAAGAAAGGAAAACAAATGTATCTAGCTGAGGAAATTCAAAATAAGTGGGCTCCAGTTCTTGACCACGACGCTCTTGGCGCCATCAAGGACCAGCACCGCCGTTCCGTAACTGCAGTAATGCTCGAGAACACTGAAAAGGCTCTCGTAGAATCAGCTGCTCATGGTCAGTATCAGACTCTTACAGAAACTTCATCACTTCTACCAGTTAACGCTATGCAGGGTTCTTCATCAACTGCTGGTCAGGGTCAGATCGATACTTTCGATCCAGTGTTGATTTCTCTAGTTCGTCGTGCAATGCCTAACCTCATTGCTTACGATATCTGCGGCGTACAGCCAATGACTGGTCCAACTGGACTTATCTTTGCTATGCGTTCACAGTATGCAAATACTACAAATGGTCAGGTCGCAGAAACTTTCTATAATGAAGTTAATACTGCCTTCACTGGTCAGGGTGCTCTAACTGGCGTAGATGCTAACACATTCGGCGCAGGTTTCAAGGGTACAATTCCAGGTGCAACTAATACTTCACCATTGACAGCAACTAACACATATAATACTGGTTTTGGTGTTAACACTGCTATAGCAGAATCACTCGGTACAGATTCTGGTAACTCATTCCCACAGATGGCTTTCACGATCGAAAAAGTTACTGTAACTGCTCTTACTCGTGCTCTAAAGGCTGAGTACACTATGGAACTTGCACAAGATCTTAAGGCAATCCATGGTCTTGACGCAGAAACTGAACTTGCTAACATTCTTTCAGCTGAAATTCTTGCTGAAATTAATCGTGAAGTAGTTCGTACTATCAACATCACTGCTGAAGCTGGTGCTCAGGAAAATACAACTACTGCTGGTGTATTCGATCTTGACACTGACTCAAATGGTCGTTGGTCAGTAGAAAAGTTCAAGGGTCTTATGTTCCAACTAGAACGCGAAGCTAACGCTATTGCTAAGCAGACTCGTCGTGGTAAGGGTAACATCGTTATCTGTTCTTCAGACGTTGCTTCTGCTCTACAGATGGCTGGTGTTCTCGACTATGCTCCTGCTCTTAACTCAAACAATCTCCAGGTAGATGATACTGGTAATACATTCGCTGGTGTTCTTAACGGTCGCCTTCGCGTTTATATTGATCCATATGCTCTTGGTGGTAACTATCTAACTGTTGGTTATAAGGGTTCTTCAGCATTCGACGCTGGTCTCTTCTATTGCCCATATGTACCTCTACAGATGGTTCGTGCTGTTGATCAGTCTTCATTCCAGCCTAAGATTGGTTTCAAGACTCGTTATGGTATGGTAGCAAATCCATTCGCACAGGGTCTTACTAAGGGCGCTGGTGCTCGTACTATTAATACTAACAAGTATTATAGAAGAATAATCGTCAATAATTTGATGTAGTCACTATACTTTTTTTAGTGTTATTCACTAAAAAAGTACATTAATATGACTAAATAACTCCGAGGGGAAACTCTCGG